TCCACTTCGGGACCACGCTGAAGCTGGATGGCTCTGCCAAACTGGACGGCAGCGAGCTGCTGGATAAGTCCCGGCAGCCGTGGCCTGTATCCGCTGCGGTGGCATCTACGACCCCTCGTATTTCCGAGGAAATGGAAGATGTCACACTCATCACCCGAAAGGACCTTGCGTACCTGAACGGCTCTCTCAGGCTGGACGGCACAAGGATTCTTGATTCTGAGTATCACAAGGAGGCTATCTAAATGGCGAAAAACGTCATCATCACCAAGACCGCCAGAAAGAAGCTCGTACAGGCGAGAGCAGGTATCATCTCCCTGCCCAAAATCGTCGGTATGGCTTTTGGTTCTGGCGGCGTGAACAGCAAAGGCGAGGTCGTCCCGCCGACTGACAACCAGACCACCCTGACCGCTGAGATGTACCGCAAGAAAATCGACTGTTACAGCGTTCTGTCCGACACCTCCATCCGCTACGAATGCACCCTGACTGAGAGCGAGCTGGCAGGTAAGAGCATCAGCGAGATCGGCCTGTATGATGCAAACGGCGACCTCGTCTGTATCAAGACCTTTACCGCCAAGGGCAAGGACGATGACATCCAGATGACCTACACTCTGGACGACGTGTTCTAAGCCGGCAGGAAGGAGTACAGGATGAAGAAATACACCGTTGACCCCAAGACGGCGGCCTATTCGGAGTCCATCGAGATTACCGAGACGACCGACACCAACCATGCCGACAACATCAACGCGGCTCCCAAGCAGTTGATGGCAAACACGGCAGAAAACCACCGGCGCATCATCGCTATCGAAACCCGTAAGGTACAGGCCGCATTCGACGAAACGGATGGCGGCCTGAATTTTATCATCAAGGAGGACTAACCCATGGCAGATACCGTTATCAATTTCCCTCGTGATACCACGCTGAAGCAGCTGAACGCAATCCAGCGGGCCGCTGCTGCTGGCTGCTCTACCCCCGGTGCGGCAGACCTGTGCTATAAGCATTTGGTGGCCTGCGCCACCAGCAAGGCTGAGGTGGACAGTCTGTTTGTGGAGTGGTGGAAGGCACAGTACGATTCCACCAAGTACACCAAGGTGCAGATGCTGGAACGCTGGTTCGGCAATGTGCTGGAAGATGACCGCGTCCACGGCTGCACCGTTCCGCTGTACCCCACCAGTACCTCTGCCATTGGTGAGTTGACCGATGACAGTGTGGGCCTTGTCTGCACTCCGTCTACTGCCTCTACTCCGGGCCGCGATGACTTTGCACACCTTCCGCAGTTCTGGTGTCTGGAAGTTTCCGCCGAAAAGAAGGAGGACGGCAGCCACGAAATCTTCTATGTCGAGCATATCGACGATTTGGACGATGTGCGTTCTGGCGAACATCTGTGCTGGGTGCTCCAGAAGAACACCTTCGTCCGCGAGTGGCGCGAGAATGGCTACCAGCACCTCCAGATGAAGTGCCACCAGACCACCGGCTTCAAGCAGTGGCGCGAGGGCAAGGACCGCACCGGCCATGTCTACGCCTATATCGCCCACCCGAAGTATTACGCTGGCAAGGTTGGCGGCAAGGCCCCCTGCGGCACCGGCCTCGCACCCATCAACTACACCAGCCACACCTCTGGCGTAGCCCTGTGGCGCACTCGCGGCACTCAGTATTCCGGCGGCTCTGGGTCTCTGATGAAATTCCTCGACCGCATGATGCGCCTGAAGTACGCTCGCAAGGGCAACTCCGGCACCATCGAGGGCTGCACCTCCTACAACTACCAGTACAAGGCAGCCGTTGCGGAGACCGGCGTTAAGCGGTTCATTCTGACCGTGGCTCAGGCCGCGAACCTGTTCGTTGGCAGTGCGGTGTCTATCGGCACTGACACCGATGGCTCTACTGACCGTAACGTGGCCGATGTTCACGATATTGCTACCGAGGTCCGCATTACCGCCATTGAGCCTGTGACTATCGCTGACAGCCAGTATTCTGCCGTGTATGTCAATGTCACCGACACGTTTGATACCGTGAAAGACCAGACGCTCCTGAGCACTATGCCGTACTTCTCCGGCTGGAACGATGCCGTTCTTGGCACTGACGGCAGCAAGTACAATGCCACCAACGGCAAGGAACCCGGCCTGCTCCAGAAGGTCGAGTTTATGAACGGCTCCTACCTCATCATCAGCGATGAGCTGTGGCAGTGGGGCAAGGATGCCAATGAGGACTTCACCTTTGACTGCTACGTCTGCAAGGACCAGAGCAAGGTCAGCGGCACTGCCATCACCGAGGATTATGTCAAGCAGGAAAACCTGACGCTGACTCTGCCGAAAGACCTTATGACCTCTTGGCACTGGCAGTATATCGAGGATACCGACTGTGGAGACATCGAGTGGCCCACTGGCGTTCAGGCAAGCGGCAGTGGAGTCGGCTGTAAGGCGGGCTTCTACTGCGGGCCGTCCCCCTCTGGTCTCCGTGCTGGGTGGTGCTTCGGCAACCTCAATGACGGTGGCAATGACGGTGTGGCTTGCCGCAACTCGAACAATTCGGTCGGGAACGCGAACTGGAACGGCTCTCTTGGCGCAACTGGTTACGAGCGGAATGTATATCCGAAAATCATTGCACCACAGTATCCTCGCTTATGTGCGAAAATTGCTTGAAACCGGCGGAGGTTGGTACTGAAAGGGAAGACCACCGATAGTAACCAGATGATATACAGAAAGAAGGTAGCAAAGTACGATCACGAGATGCAAACCTGCGGAGGTGAACATTGACTCCGCAGCATTCAATCTTCCTGCTACCGTTAAAGCATTCAAGGGCAAGTTGAAACGGAACGACTTCCAGCGCGAACTGGTTTATACTGGCCTGATAAAGAAAAGCGAGATTGCTTTTGAGCGGCTGGACAAGCACAATGACCGGCCTAAAACCAACGCAGCTATCGCCGCCTACAACGACTATCTCACATCCTGCATCAACGAGCGAAACCTTGGCCTGAAGCCGATTCGCTGCTTCCAGCGTGTTGACGGTCTTACGCAGAAGCTCCGTGACATCTGCCAAGAAAGCCCGAAACAGCAGGTCTTGGAGTACATCGCTGTTGAAGCGTTGATGCCCCTGTTCCGCGCCAAACTGCTCCCGGTTCAATACGGCAGCATCCCCGGACGCGGCCAAGTCCTTGGAAAGCGAAAGATCGAACGTATCCTCCGCACAAAGCTGAGGTGCAAGATTGCCGTGGCGAAAGGCGATGTCAAGAAGGCATACCCCTCTGTCACCGTCGAATGCTCCATGACCCTGCTGAACCGCGACATCGGTAAGAATAAGCCGCTGCTGTGGTTTGTCGGCGCGTTGATGGAGAACTATCCGGGCGACCATCTCTGCATCGGAAGCTACCTCTCCACATGGCTGTTCAACTACGTCATGTCCTATGTCCTGCGGTACGCAATGAGCCTTGCTCAATGCCGCCGTGGAGTGCGAACTGCATACGTCAAAGCAATCGTCTGCTATGCGGACGATTTTTCTTTGTTCGGATTCTATTCGCAGCTCGTCAAGGTCATACGAAAATCGACCAAGTGGGCTAAGGACCACCTCGGCATCAACATCAAACCTGCGTGGCAGATTTACCGGCCAGACACGTTCGATAAGGAGAAAGAGGTACACCGTGAGAGAGCCGCTGGCAGCCACCGGCGCACCGAGGGCGTGGACATGATGGGTTTTGTCATTCGTAGAACCTACACCATCATACGAGGCCGCATTTTCCTACGCATCCGCAAGCAAGTCCTGCGAGCATGGAATGACATCAAGCGACTCGGCTATCTGCCGTGGTGGAGAGCTTGCCGCATCACTGCATACAAGGGCTGGGTGAAGTTCTCCGATAGTGTGAAGTTCGCCGTAGCATATCGCTTTTATCCGTTATTGAAGCTCGCTCGTCAGAGCGTTAGTACACATGGCCGAAAGGAGTATGTGAAAAATGAGCAAAGAATTCTACTCGTTGCAGCCTCTGGCTGTTGAGGTGCATCCTGTCAGCACTGGCACGGACATCATTCTGCGCCGCGACATCAAGGAATGCACCCTGACCAACACCGTCACCGATGACGACGGAAACTCCGTCGAGCAGGAGTCCACTGCGTTCTCCTGCGAGGAGATGCAGTACCGCTATCGCGGTGAAGTGACTGCCGATGAGGTGACTGCCAAGTTCGATTACTGGTGGGACATTGCCAGTGGCAAGACCCAGCAGGAGGCCGAAGACGACGATGCCAAGCGCAATGATGAGCCTACGCTGTCTGAGCGCGTCGAGGCACTGGAAGGTGCCTTTATGGAATTTGTGGAGGTGGTTCTCAATGGCTAAGTTCTATGCTATGCAGATCAGGATGCACAAGATCACGATTGACGACGTGCCTGAGCGTTATCAGGCCGCCGTTAAAGCCCTTCTCAAAGCCGATGCGTAAGGGTGAGTATTACAGCCACGACCTGCTCGAAATGGCAGCCTACGGCATCCTCGGCCTCCAGCGTAACAAGGAGAACGAGGAGAAGGTGTTAAACCTCCATAATCACCTCATCTGGAAGTCGTATGAGCGCGGCAAGGATGATGTGACCGATGCCATCATGGACGAAGCAGAGCGTTTGGCCGAATCCGAAGAAAGCTCGCCGTTCGCTCTGCGGTGAGCCAGATACAGGAGGCTCAAGGTGAGTATTGTCACATTCAAGAGCGGCGATAAGACCGCCCTGACCGAGAACTTCACACGCAGCGAGTTTGCTTGCCCTTGCGGATGCAACTCGCAGATGATCGAGCAGGAGCTTGCCGATAAGATTCAGGACATCCGGGACAAGCTCGGCAAGAAAATCCGTATCACCAGCGGCTACCGCTGTGTCAGCCACAACGCCAGCAAGAAAGTCTGCGGCAGCAAGCAGAGCCGTCATCTGTACGGCATCGCTGCCGACTGGAGAACGGAAGACCGCTCCGTCAACCCTGTCTGCCTTGGCATTCTGGCCCAGAAGGCCGGGTTTGGCGGCATCGGCATCTACTGGCACAGCAGGGGAGCATTCGTACACACCGACACGCGGGGCGGCAAGGCCACATGGCTCTGCACCACGCCCGGACAGTACCCTAGCACCAGCTACAACGCATTTATCCTCCCGACCATCAAACAGGGGTGCTCTGGAGCTGCAAATCGCAGCGCGACCATCATGCTCCAGAAGCTCCTGAAGGTCAACGCTGACGGCATCTTTGGCTCTGGTACGCCCAAGGCTCTGATGCTCGCCCAGCAGAAGCACGGCCTCGTGCCCGATGGCATCTGCGGCCCTAAGAGCTGGACCGCACTGTCTGGCGCAAGCAAGTATCTGTGAGATGGGAGGTGATACCGATGTGGGATTTCATCATCCAGTATTGGGCTGAGTGGGCGTTTGGGCTTCTCGGTACTGCTGTCATCGCGGTGGCCATCAAGTACAAAGCTCTGCTCGACGGCGTACTGGCGATTCTGCACGACCGCATTTATCAGGCTTGCCAGCATTATATCCAGCAGGGGTATATCGACATGGCTGGCCTGAAAAACCTCGAATACCTCTACCGAAGCTACCACGCTTTAGGCGGAAATGGGACCGGGACGGAGCTTTTTAACAGAGCCAAGGCC